TTTTAAGCAGAAGGTATTTCTACTTGTACCCACTCTTTATTTATTTCAGACCATTTCCAGTCATAACCTTCAACTTCATCAGGTTTAGCAATAGGTGCTTCCCATTGATAATTTGTGTAGTTTAATTTCCAAGATGGATAAGGTTGTGGTGCAATAAATACATCAAAAACTGGGTCGTATTTGTATCCAATACCTGCGTAATTTGCACGGATGTTTCCGTTGTAAGAAGTGCGTTTACAAGTTAAACCTTCAAACCAAGGGAGAGAAGCATAAAATTGTTCCCAAGCAATAGTTGAGCCACCAACTTGTGTTCCATCCAAATCGGTTTGAATTATGTTTTCATCAACACCAGTAATAACCCGTACTACTACATTATTTTTATCTAATAAAGCATAGTGTGCCATTATGACCAACTCACATTTCCGCTGCCAGCAGTAAATCGTTTGTATGAATAAGAACCATCAGTACCAGTAGAGTCAGCAGTTAATCCAGCACCGACAGTTATAGTTCCAGATGATGTTAACCAGCGAAGGATAACAACACCAGAACCGCCAGTAGCACCAGTACCATCGTTACCACCACCACCACCGCCACCTGTGTTAGCAGTTCCAGCAGTAGGCGAGATACCTCGGCTATGGTCACCAGCATTACCGCCACCACCTGAGCCACCAGTTCCAAGTGTTGAATAACTAGAACCACCGCCACCACCGCCACGAGTTACAGATGAGCCAGTAATTGAGTTAGCAAGACCAGCACCACCATTACCACCAGTACCACCAGTACCGTTGTTGCCAGCAGCACTAGCACCACCGCCACCACCTGCACCACGAGTTCCACCTGTTGCGGAAAGCCCACCAGCAGTACCTTGATTAGCAGTTCCGCTAGCAGCATTTCCACCGCTTGCATCACCACGACCACCACCAGAACCGCCACTATTACCAACGGAGTTGTAAGAACCACCACCACCACCACCACTTGATGTTACGGTTGAGAATACTGAGTTATCTCCTGAATTGGAATACACATTATCATTGTTAATTGGAGTACCACCAGCACCAACAGTTACTGTGTAATTAGTTCCACTCAAAAGATATAATGAACTTTCAGCAGATGAGTTATTACCTGATGTAGTCGTGCTAGTTCTATAGCCACCAGCACCTCCGCCACCACCTGAACGACCACCACCGCCACCGCCAGCAATAACTAAATAATCAACAGTAACAAATACTGGAACTGTAATAGAGTTAGTTGCCGTACTGTCTGCACAGGTTCCATTAGCATTAGTTGCTTTAACCTTAAAAGTATAAGCAGAACCCCCAGTTAGCCCAGTAAATGTATGTGATGTAGAACTTGTTGTTGCTGCTGTTTGCGAAGTTTGAGCAGTTGTTCCATTAAGAAATGGAGTAATGGTTATAGAAGTAAGATTCTTACCTCCATTATTTCCATTAGTCCAAGTAACCGTAACATCTGTTGTTACAGCAGATGTGCTTGCTGTTCCAATAGTTCTAACCTGAGGTAATGTTGTTGGAGTTACTGCTGCTTGATTTGGAGTATTAACAGTAGTTCCAAAGTTATTTTGACCATTGCCATAAACCTCATAAGAAGTTCCCGGGGTTAGACCAGTAAGTGTTACTGTTGTGCTTGAACTAGATGCACTATGTCCACCTGCAACAGTAAAAGCATTGTATTGAGATGGAGTTCCACCACCGCTACCTGGTGTAAAAACTACAGAAAGTTTTCCAGCCGTAGATGTATAAGCATCTGCTGTTGAAGCATCAGTTACGGAAACAATTTGCGGAGTAGATGGTGGTGCAGATACTGCAACCCATGTACTACCGTTCCAAATTTCAAGAATTTCTAATTGACCGTTATAGTATGTATCGCCAATAACTGGGTTAGATGGGCGACCAGCAGTATTACCTGATGGAATACCGCCTTTAGAGGGATATTGTTGAAAAGTCATTAGGCAATCTCCACTCCACTGATGTGAATTGACACAGCAGTTGTAGATGCAAAGCCAGTAATTACCTTAGGTGTTGCGTTGGCAGGAATAACCTGCTTCATATCAAAGCCAATTACAGAGTTAGCAGGGATAGATACAGCAGGAACAACTGCAATACCATCAATAGCAATAGTTGCTGTTGATGCAGAAGTTGCTGCATTAGCCAACACAATGTTTGAAACCACTGTAATAGTGGTTGTGCTTGGCACTGTGTATAGTGTTGTGGATGTTGTTGGCGCTGCTCTGCGAGCAAGCGCCTGTGTTAATGTAGCCATTAGTTACTACCTTTCCTAGAGTGCTTCCATAAGAAGCAGGGTTAGTTCGTCAATTAAACTACCTGGACCACGGGCTGCAGATAGGTTTATATCCCCACTAGCAGTTACTGTTCCAGTTAGCGTTGGTGCTGTAAGCGTTAAACCAGCAATAGTTCCAACCGTTGTTCCAGATGGAATAAGAGTTGAGCCAAGAGTAGGTGCTGAGTAAGAACTTGCTGCGTTGATAGCAGTCCACGAACTTCCAGACCATACAGACATAACTCCACCTGTAGAGTTAAAGTACAAAGCACCTACAAGAAGTGTATTGCCATCATTATCTACTGATGGAGCAGTTGATTTTGCGCCAAGATATCTATCATCAAAGTTATCATAAATTGTTGCAGTATCTGAAGCACTTGCCGCTGCCGATGTTGCGGAGGCTGCTGCCGAAGTAGCACTTGTGGCTGCTGCTGTTGCTGAAGCCGAAGCACTTGTTGCACTGGTAGCCGCAGCGGTAGCAGATGCTGCTGCGGAAGTAGCAGATGTTGCTGCTGCAGTTGCACTAGTTGCTGAGGCAGTTGCCGAGGTTGCTGATGCGGTTGCTGAAGTAGCAGATGCAGTTGCACTTGTTGCTGAAGATGTAGCAGATGTAGCAGCCGAAGTTGCACTAGTTGATGCAGAAGCAGCACTTGTTGCTGCAGCGCTAACGCTAGCAGCCATTGTGCTTGCAGATGTTGCAGCACTAGAAGCAGAGGTTGCTGCTGAGTTTGCAGAAGTTAAGGCGTTTGATGCGTAGGTAGCAATAGATGCTACAGATGCTGCGGCACTTGTTGCAGAAGCCGCTGCACTTGTTGCGCTTGTCGCTGCGCTAGATGCTGAAGTTGCTGCAGCAGTTGCACTGGTAGCGGCAGAGGTAGCAGAAGTAGCGGCATTAGTTGCACTAGTAGCAGCACTGCTTGCTGAGGTAGCAGCAGCAGTTGCTGATGTAGCGGATGCTGTTGCACTAGTAGCGGATGCCGTTGCTGAAGTAGCAGAACTTGTCGCTGAGGTAGCAGCGCTTGATGCACTGGTAGCGGCACTAGAGGCTGATGTTGCAGCACTGGCTGCTGATGTGCTGGCAGCGGTTGCTGAACCAAGAATGCTATCTACATAATCTTTAGGTGCAGCAGAAGATGCTGACATGCCTGCAGATGAAAGACCAGTAATAACTGGAGTTCCAGATATAGTAGGGCTTGTTAATGTTTTATTTGTAAGAGTCTGTGTGGCATCAAGAATTGTTACCGTTCCAGAAGTGTTAGGAAAAGTAATTGTTCTATCTGCGGTTGGGTCTACAACAGTGAGGGTTGTTTCAAAAGCATCATCTGTAGAGCCTTCAAATGTAATACTTGTGGCAACTCCAGGTGTTCCTGTAATAGTTGGAGAAACTAAAGTTTTGTTAGATAGAGTTTGGATATCGGTAGTTCCCACTACGGAACTTGTTGATGCAATTCCATGAACTCCACTAGATAATTCGATATGTGTATTTGCCTCACGAAGGTCACGACCAACAACCATGTGGCGGACAGTAGCACCAGCGGAGTGAGAAGAACCTGTTCCGTCGTTTTCAACACCACGAGTAATTGTAAGAGTATTACCAGCAACCGCCGTAATATCTACAATTTCTTCAAGAGCGGTATCTGGGTCAATTACTACTGTAAATGTTTCTCCAGCGGATACGGTGATACCACCTAGAAGTTGTGTTGCTGATACAACAGTTGCTGATGTACCAGATGAGGTTAATGAACCTGAGAGTGTCGTTTGTTGAGAACGAGAGGAGTATTTGCGTGTTGTCATTTAGTTCCCTATCGGCTGTAGTGGACGCGGATTGGATATTGATTTTGTTGGCGAGACGTTTCTTCTTTCAAGCGTTGTGTATACAAAGCATACAGTTGCTTGGTAGCAGTATTCGACGCACCAAATGGACGCTTGCTATCTGTCTCGTCTGCTTGTGGGCTAATTTGAGCAGCACGAGCAGGGTCTAGATATGTTAGCAAACGATATGCGGCCCCAAGGATTATAACATCCTTACATGATTCTGGTAAACCAGTTTGTGTAGCAAAGTCTTGTGAGTTAGAAGTAAATGCTTCCGCATCAGTTGCGTAGATTACTTTGACTTTTCTTCCAGGTGTGATATAATCACCAATAGTAATTGTTTGTGCGTTAGCGGCAAATGCGGTAGAGTCTGCTTTAGAATCCCAAGACCACTTACGGACTGGAATCCATTCTTCAGATGGACCTACGGATTGCCACATGATGCTTAATACATTTTGAATTGTATATCCATCATAAATATTATATGTAGTTACTGGTGCCTCAAAAGTAAATGTCATACTTTTAACAGCAAACATAGATGAACCAGTAGAACGGATTGTATCGTTAATTGCTTTCTTAACTGAGTTGCGTGGAAATACTGGAGAGATAGTTACCTTTGAGTCAGCCGCTGCAGTAGATGCAGTTGTGCCTAGATAGCCACGACCATATGGAGAGATAGTAGCCGTGTTTGAAACACGGTCAAATGTATCAACCCACATTAATTCTTCACCAATTTCAATTATACCTTTACCAAGGTTTTCAGAAGAACCTAGGCTAAGAACTGTTGGAGAGTTTGATGTAGATACGGTGGATGTTACAGCAGTTCTAAGATATGTGCTTCGCTCTTGCTGATAGGTATAACCAGCAAGGTTAATTAGAACCTCATCAATGAGATTAGATAATGTAGTTGTCAAGAGGCTATGCTCCTTAATGCGTCAATTGCTGATTTGCCAGTAGTTCCAGCAAGTTCATTACAGATACCATTTAAATCTTTATAAGCAGAAGGTGCTCTACCAGCACTTGCCTTTTTATTCAAGGCTCCAATTATTCCAAGTCCTGATGTACTAGCCCACTTATTAGCAGCACCTTGTTCATCAAGAAACGCTGTCCTTGCTGGGTAGTTACCACCATTGGCTAGGCGATTCAGTTCAGCACATAGAGTGCTACCTGCGGTACCTGTTGGCATTGTTTATCCTATCTAGGTGTAATGATTTTCTTATCAGGGGTGATAAGTTTTGACTTAGGCTCTTCCTTAGGTTTACCAAAGAATGCCTTGTAATAATGTTCATCGAATGAGAACCGCTTCATATGTGGTGCAGTTGCTCCTGTGTGGCAGTATAGTGGAACTTCAGCCTTATCGCATAGAGCAAAGAAGAATATATCTTCACCTATAAATTTAGAGCCTCTACCCATTTCCATGAATAGTTGTCCTTCAGGTGATACTTCTCTAACCTTAGGAACTATACTGCGATGCATTAGAATGAATCCCATTCCTGCTGCATCTACCTTAATCAGTTCATTAACTGGTAGTGGATGTACTCTGGATAATCCAAAGCCACCTTCTTTATCATTAACAAAACTAAATACTGTAGGCATAGGAATCATTAAAGGTTCTTCTGGATTATCTGTAGTAAAGTATACTCCAGTAATCATAGGACGCTTTTCAGCATCTCTATTATCCCATAATAATTTAAACTTTTCTGGACTAATTACTACATCTGAGTCTACCCATAGTAGCCATTCGTAATCAGTCTTATCATACCAGTAATCAATTACTGTCTGTCGTTGTCTGGCAATTTGGTTGCCTTGACTTCTTAAAGATGTAGCAAATTCTACGCCAGACTTTAACATAACATCTGTTACGCCTTGCATAAACTTGCCATCTACCATTCCATTGTCGCACCATACTAGTGCAATAGAATCTTTTTTGCTCATAGTCCCCTGTGTCCCTATCTGTACTTTGCTGCTTTTTTTGCTATTGATTTAGGTTGTTTAACAAACTGTTTACCTTTAGCATTACCTGCAGCCTTGGCTTTATTAGTAGCGGCTTTCTCAGCAGGGCTTAGTGCTGCCCATGCTTTTTCAGGTAAATATCTTTTTTTACCCTTAGATGGTTTACCATCAGAGGTTGTCCACTTTTGCTTAGTCCAGTCTTTTAAAGACTTTTGAGATTTGGCTAGTGCCATTATCTATAACCTCCGCCAGCCTTTTTGTATTGAACAGCAAGTAGTTGTGCTTTACGGGCTGACCATTCTCCAGGGTCTCCACCCTTAGAACCAGCCTTAATCTTCTTAAACAACTTAGCCCTCATCTCAGGCTTAGTGTAATTGCCAGCAGCATTAACTTTAGACTTAGTCTTTTTCTTTGCTACCATTTTACTTTATCCGCCCAATATGCCGCAGACATTTTACCTTTAGCAATATTCTTTCTATGACGTGCTTTAAAAGATTTTTGTCTTGCTGTAGGTTGTCTGTCTCCAGTAACACCTTGCTGACCAAATCGAATTGTCTTTACTTGACTTCCCTCTTTGGCTACAACTACGTGTGATTTAGTAGGATGTTTAGGAGTACGCTTTGGTTTATTAAAACCAGACACTCCTGCTCTAGCGAGCCTTGAGTCCTTTTTGTTTTCCATGCTCCCCATACTTTCCTAAGACTGACCTAATGGTTCCGTTCTTGTTTAACCGAACCACTAGACCATTCTTAATTTGAACTGGATTAAAACCATCATGGCGCTTGTAACTACCACTAGATGACATTACTTCTTCCTTGACTTGCCAGCCTGAGATAGAGCAATAGCAATTGCTTGCTTCTTAGACTTTACTTTTTTCTTGGACTTGCCAACATTAAGTTCGCCAGCCTTGAACTCTTTCATTACTTTAGAAATTTTCTTTTGGGCTGCAGCCTTTTTCATTATTGTCCCAATCCAGGAGTTCTACGGGTTTTAGGCACAAACATTCCTGGATACTTCTTCTCAAGTGCTTTCTTAGCAGCAGCCTCTGCTGCAGCAACACCTTTAGGAGATATTTGTTTTTCAAACTCAGTAATGGCTGCCTTACCTTTTAATACTTTAGGTTTAGGGGTATTCATGTTACTTCTTCTTGCCCATCTTCTTCATACCCTTTTTCATTTCCATTTTCTTTTCAGCCTTAGATTCCATCTTCTCACCCTTAGCATAAGCCTTAGCAGCCTTCTTGCCCTTGGCGGTATATGGGAACTTCTTGTTTCCTACTTTTGGCATTAGATTTGTCCTATCTCTTTCATTACGGCTGCGGTTTTTGGTGTTATGTCTTTTGTCTTAGGCATAGTGTCCGCATTATACGCTTTGCCTAAAATCTCTGATGCTTTATACGCCTCTTCTACATGGCGTCTAGTAGTCCCTGATGGTTGCATACCTTGTGCTCTTGCATCTCGATAAGCCTGTAACTCAGAGTTCCATTTCTTATCAGGTATATCTCTCTTAGCATCTCCTGCATTAACTTGTAAACTCATTACTTTACATCCGAAACATCCTTCAACTTCTGTCGGATGGTCTTCCCAGTGATATCCCATATTCGTCCCTTACGCTGCTGTGAAATTAGCCTCAGTTATTCCTAGTCCAGATGATATTAGCGCAGCCTTGGTAGCATCATCTACTATATGTTCATGGCCACCAAGATAAAATTCATCATAAGTTGCCATATCCTCATCTAATGGAAATCTTACTTTAGAATAAGTAGCACCGCTTTTGGCAATACTAACACCCTTATTAAGTTTGTAAAAGTAAAACAATCTATGTCTGCCAATAGGTGCTTCTTCTACAACTGGTGTTGTGAATATATAGTTTGCCATTATTCTCCTTAATGAACTTACTGTAAGGCTAGGATTTCTCCTAGCCCTACCGTCAATCAACTAAGCGATTGATGAACCTGATTCGATTCGGAATAGTGCCTCTTCGCGGTAGCGAGCAAAGCCAAGTACGCCGTACCAACCCATTGGGCGGTGACGCATTAACTTGTCAACTACTGGTCCGATTACTACGTGTGGCTCTTCGGCAACTGCCTCGGCCAATGCCTGTTGTCCAGCAACGATTGTGCGGTACACCTTTGCAGATGAAGCACCATCAGTTGCAGAGTAAAGACGTGAGGACTCTACGAAGTATGCACCCTCGTATGTTCCAATTTCTCCTGCCCAAATGCGGTCCTGTGAAGCACCGTATTGGTTAGGAAGCAACCATCCTGCTGAACCTGTCTCAGCACGTAGGTCGTGAGATACCTCTGGGTGTAGTCCAGCCCAGTATAGGTTACCCTTACGTCCTGCAGTGTTGTTAGCACGTAACTTAGCAACAGCCCTACGGATGTTTGCTGAAGATAGTGTTGCTGCTGCTGTGATAGTTGCAGTTGAAGTTGCTGTTGAACCTGAGTAGATTACGTTTGAACCGCCACGCAATGTTGTCATTGCGACTCGGTCAATAGAATCTGCTAGGTTGAAAGCGATGATGTTTGCGATTGCAGGGTCAACATCTGCTAATGAGAATAACTCAAGAGCACGAGTTACCAACACTGAGTTACCGTACTCGTTAAGAGTAATGGTTACTGAGGTTGGTGTTGACATTGCTACTGCATCTGGGTCAGTATCCTCAGTGAGGGCTGTAGTTGCAGCAGATAGGTCAACATAACGTTGTAGAACAACGGTTGAACCTGGTTGTGTTTGGCGTACTGGACGCTTGTCTGCGACTGAACGAATTAGTGGTTCAGAACGGAGAGCAAATTCCAGAAGACGGTCATACGCCTTCTGTACTAGACCAGCAGCACCAGCGGTACCTCCTAATGAGGAAGAACCAGTTGATACATAACTGTTAGGCATTTGTCACCTCCAAGTGACTAGAAACTATGATGATTCTTGTGAACGAAGAACATCTAACAATGCATCCATAGAATCTGCATTGTCAATTCTTGAGTTAAGTTCTTCCATTCTGTCAGGAGTGAACGCGGCCTGTGTTAGAACATCCTGCTGTCTTAGAGCAGCACGGTCTTGTTCTGCCATCTTAGGCTCTTCTTTCTGCACTTGTATTCCAAACAAATCTGCGTTATCATCGAGCCAGTTAGAAACTGTCTCTTCGTTAACATCTTCAATGTCCTTAAGAATTAAGCGTGCAGCCTTAGCGTTTACGCCTTTCTTTTCCAGGACTTCTTTGACGGTTCGCTCACGCTGCACTTTGGATAATCCCTCAAGTTGCTCAGTGAGTTCCTTAATACGTTTCTCATCGGCTCTCTTTGCTTTCCGTAACTTCTTAATCAAGTCACTTCCATCACCAGAGAAACCTTGGTCAGTATCTAGGTCTTCGTCTTCATCTTCCCAGTAATTGTTGCTCATAGCAACTACCACCCTTCTATTCGTTGTTAGTCGCAGGCCGCAGTTCAGTTCGGGGAAACTGGCTGGCTCCTACTGTCGGTCTTATACGCTGCATTGGGCCGATAGGTCAATGTCAGGATTCTAGTATTGTCCGCCTGTTGTGCTAAGTAGCGATGCTTTCGTAGTTCCAGACTTACCAGAGAATGATGCAATCTCTCGTTCAGTCAATGCTTTACGTTTGCGTTGTGCTGAGGCTAGAGTATTAAATACTTCTTGTTCTGCCTCTGCTTGGTTGTATCCAGGAAGTGTTGTTCCATAGATTTCGCTTAACTTTTGTGCGGTAGGTAGGATATCTGCAATTGTTGCATATCCCTTTTGTGCTTCGGCTTGTGTGATTCCTTGTGCTGCTAGTTGTTCTGCTACAGCAACACCAGTCTCAAGTCCCTGTACTCTTGCTGCTACGCCAATTTCGGCTGCTGCAATTTGACGTTGAATCTTAGGTAGTTGTTGGTTAGGGTCAAGAACGTAAGCAACCATATCGGTTGAGCCGATTCCATAATAATCTTTAAGTGTTCTAGCAATTGCAGGGTCAGCATTCTGAACTCTTTGAACTGCCATAGATACACGAGTTGATAACTCTGATGGAGATACATCATTCTCAATGAACTGTCTTACATATGCATCATTATCAAACTGAGTTAAACCGTACGCTCTAAGTGTTTGACGATATGCATCTTCATTGGATAGATACTCTGCAGGAGTAAGGACACTAAGTCCCTTCTTAATGCGCTGGGCATTAGCAGCAAATCGTTGCTGATACTCTGAGGTATTTTGCAGTTCTAATGTAATGGTATCTTCTGTATATCCCTGACGAGCAAGGTCGAGAATTTTAGCACCAAGAGTTGCAAGGCCAAACTTAGCAAATCTATCTGCTACAATTTTGCCAACTGATTCTCTTTGTGCAGCAACTCGTTCTGCTTCTGCGGCTGCTGCCGCTGCTGCCTTGGCTGCATCATCTGCTGCTTTTTGCTGGGCTGCGTTTATTGCCGCTGCATTTGCTGCTGCTATCGCTGCTGCATTTGCATTTGCTGCATTCGCTGCTGCCGCTGCTGCGGCATCTGCTGCTGCTTGTGCTGCTGCAAGTTGAGCAAGAAGTGCTGCTCTTTCTGCTTCAGATGCTGCTAAAAGTTCTGCCTTAATTCTTTCAAGTTCTGCTGCACGAGCCTCTGCCTCTGCCTTAGCCTTGGCTTCTGCTTCTGCTTTGGCTTTTGCTTCAGCCTCTGCTGCTGCCTTAGCAGCCGCATCTACTGCGGCTTTAGCCGCTGCGTCGGCTGCAGCCTTTGCTGCTGCATCTGCAGCCGCTTTAGCGGCGGCATCTGCCGCTGCATTACCAGTAGCACCAGTTGCGCCAGTCGCACCAACACCAGTTGCTGCACCAGATACTGGTGTAATACCAGCAGCCTTAGAAATCGTTTCAAGTTTAGCGGCACTTACACCAGATGTAGGAGAGAATGGGTTAGTTCCACCAGTTACTCCACCAGCATATGTGCTAGTCGCAGTCTTTGTTGCAGTATTAACAACAGGAATATTTACTTTTTGTCCAACATTAATCTTATTAAGGTTAGAAATCTGTGGGTTAGCAGCCGCTACTGCGGCAACGCTAACACCTGCTTTGGCAGCAATTGCTGAAATTGTTTGTCCAGATTTTACTGTAGTTGTACTAGCGATAGGTACTTTAGGAGCAGCCATGTTTACGCCAATCCAAAGTCACGAAGGACTTTTAATGATAGTGAGTCTACAGTTTTTCTGGCGTTGTCTGTCTTTTCCCAACGAGGGTCTTGACGAAGTTCAGTCTCAAACTGCCAGATTGGTTTAACTGATGGCTTACCATCTGTGCCAATATACTGTAATGCTCTACGAAGAGTAGGGTCATTGAATGTAATGCTATCTGGGTCAATCTCTAGAATGTTAGCCATAGAAGATTTGTAGGCTGAAGCCAATGCTTCAACGCTTGTTCCTTTATTAATCTGGTCAGCATAACCAGGAAATGCACTAGCAGAATCTCTACGAATTAATGCTTGAATATCTTCAGTTGTTGTAGTGCCAGCAAAGATACCCTGAGACCACGAATCTAGACTTCTTTGTGAATATGACATACCAAAAGCATCAGCATACTCTTTAAGACTTTGTACACTACCTAGAGTAGAACCACCAATTGGCTTACCCTTGGCTGCAATAAGAGCATTAAGGTCTAGTTGTGTATCGCTAAGTCCCTTAAGATATGCATTTTCTAGAGTGGCATCATCTACAACTACACCCTTTGCAGCAAGTCTTTTCTTCTGTTCTAACTTATATGATTCAAATTCTTGAGCATATACACCAGGCTGTGAAGCCTTTTTCTTTTGACGTGTTTGCGCATTAGAAGTAAGATTTCTATAGTAACTAGTCTTATAGTATTCTAACTCTGCGTCAGTTGTATTGCCAGCCTTCCATAGGTCAAATACCTTTTGAAGTTCTGGAAACTGTCTAATTAAATCAGCGGTAATACCGTATGCTGTCTCTGCCACTTTAGCCTCCTAGTCCTGATAGGAAGTCGGCAAAGTCAAGACTCTGCTTCTCCGCTAAATCTTGTGGGGC